CGCAGCCGGTTCCCTGGAGCCAAACCCGTGATTGAGCACTTTTGCGTAGGCGATCACACTTACGCCCGCTACTAACATGCAATACGAATTCATGACGTACAACACGGTGACGCGGGCGAGGAACCAAACCGCCGTCGTTGCCGTGTCGTTCACCGAGGAGAACACCAGAAATCGCATCATCGCCGTCCTAAAGACCCATGAGCAAGTGCGGGAACTGATTGAGCAACTGAAGCCGTTTGCGTATCCTGTACGGGCAGAAGAGTTGGGGGAGCAGATAACGTGAGCCGCACCGAGATCACAGACGTAAATCAGCGTATCGACATCGGCAACCTGAACGTATGCGGAGACTTCCTGCTCGTTGAGTTGATGGAGAAGTACAAGTCGGAAGGCGGCATCATCATCCCGAAGGGCGAGCGCAGCGCCGCCAGGTTCGCCCGCGTGCTCCGTGCCGGGTGGGGCGTGGACAGCCCGCTAGACGGCCGACGCTATCCCTTGCGCTACAAGATCGGAGATATCGTCTGCTTCATGGACTACGCAGGCGAGCGCATCAACATCCGGGACGGCAAGTATCGCATGATCCGGGATCACGGCATCTGGGCTAAAGTGGAGATGGACAAGGAACTGAACCTGACCAGGATCATGCCCGAGAATGACGTCGTGGTCATCGACTTTCCGCGTGAGGAAAAAAGCCTGAGCGGGAACATGTACCTTCCCGGGAACATCCAGACGCTTTGCCGGGTGGGAAACGTCGTTTCGGTCGGCCCCGGCGTCACGCACTACAGGACCGGCATCACGATCCCATGCGAAGTCAAGCCGGGCGATCGGGTGATCGCCTTGCGCTACTCAGGCGCTAACGTGTTTATCGGCAAGAAGGAACTGCGCCTTGCCAATCAGACGGACATCAAGGGCATTCTGGAAGGCGAAGGCGAAGTAGACGTCATCCATTCGCAACCGAACATCGAAGCCCACGATGCCGGAATTGTCAGGCAGGAGAATGAATCGCGGGCGGCACTTCACGACTACGCGGACAGGGGATTGATTTCGAGGGAGCTTATCAAGTGACTACCGACTGGAAATGGTATTTCACTCCCGACCTGGGCCAGAACGGCGGGGCGTTCGAAATGATGGAAATGCCCACGGGAGAGCGGCATATCAGGAAGGTGAGTCAGCTTATCCTCGGCCCTGCCGGTCAGATCGGCTTCGCCCGCTGGGTACCCCTGCACGCCAAGATGTGCGAGCCTATCGGCGTTATGTCTAATTACAGCGTATTTCCCGCCAACGAGGAAGCCGTCAAGGCGCTCACCGAAATCTGGAAGCTGGAAGGCACGATCATGCTTCCCGGGAATGGAAGGCTGTTCAAGGGATGATTACGGCGCAGTCGGAACTGGAATCCTTCATCGACAGGAAAGGCGCTCTCTTCGCTGATGCGCTGCTTGAAGTGGCTAAGACGGATTCCCTGAGACGCGCCTATCCGCGAACCATCGAAGACGTTGCCAGCCTCATCAAGAAGACCGAGACGCTCGCAAACCTGTACGGGCGCAAGCGGCTCTTGATCGAAGCGTCCACGGTAGCCAAGGACAAGCGGGCTATTTTCGCGGAGATCCCGGAGAACGCCAATCCCCTCGGAAGCCTCGTCTACACCGAGGCGGTCGAGGATGTCTTGACCCGGGAGCCCAAGATCGTAGAGGCTGCATCACCCATCGACTTTGACCGCTGGCGCAGGGAAGCCGCGCAGCAAGTAAGCGAGCTGTACCGCGATGAACACGCCTTTGCCATGGCCCGCAGCGCATCCGAGAAGGTGACCGCACGGGTACAGAAGGAAATCGGCAAGTGGCTTGAAGAAGGCAAGCCATGGAACGAGATCGAGGAAACCGTCCACAACATCGGCACATCTGCGGAAGCCGGGGCCGTGCGCGATTGGACGAAAGCCTACTCGGCGGTCGTCTACCGGAATGCGGCATCCCGCGCCTACACCGAGGGGCGCTTTCAACAGGCCGAAGACCCTGAGATTGCCGAAGTGATTCCAGCGTTGGAAATGGTCGGCATTGCGGATCACGCCGAGCGGCCGAACCATAGGGCCGCCCGTGGCTTCATCGCCCCGCCGAATCATCCGGGATGGCATAAGGCCCGGCCGCCTTTGGGCCATCAATGCCGACACGGGGCGAACATGGTTTCCCGCTTCACCCTGGAGCGCATGGGCTTGTTCAAGGACGGCAAGGTGATTCCGCACTACCCGCCCGAGTGGCAGAATGCCGGGCCTGACCCTGGATTCAATAACATGACGACGGAGTTTTGATGTTGACCAAGGGAAAATACGTTCGTGTATCCCTTGACCTTCCGAAGGATGAATATCGCCGCCTGAACACCCTCACCACTTCAAGGGGGTGGAGCAAAGCGTTTTTCCTCCGCATCGTTACTATCTCTGCCGTAGCCGCAGTTGAATCAACGGAAGAAATCATCGACCAAGACGACCTTACGGAATGGTTGCGTAAGGTTACTTAGTCGTTTCCCGCGCACTTCCCCCACGCGGTAGATTCTGTTCAATGGCATCAGGGGGAACAGGAATCCAAAAGCCGAATATCAGAGGCGGGGATTATACCGCCATTGATACCCAAGACGGCTGGTACATCCTGAAAGACATTCCCACGCTTGCCCCTGTGAAAAAGGGCAAGAAGTACGCAACCGAAGACATCGGTGAGGAGTGGTTTAACAGCGCCTTGAAGTTCGCCCAGGACTGCTACACGAACGGCAAGGTAGCCCATCCGATCCACCTCACCCATACCGATGACGCCGGTATCCATAACCCAGAATTCGCCGGATACTTCAAGCCGTCCAAGGTCGGGAAAATGACGGTTCCCGACAAGGGCGAAGTGCCCGTTGTCTTCTCAGACTTCAAGATCAAGAAGAACATCTACGAGAAGATGGCGAAGGGCGAGCTTGGGTATGTGAGCCCAGAAGTTCGCGGTTGGGAAAAGAAGCGGATCTCTTCGGTGGCTCTTCTCGATAGCGTTCCTCCCGAGAACCTTTTCCCCCTCATGACCATCGGGGAAACCAAGGTTGATCCGACCGCGCAATTTGCCACGGAGCTTCCCGAAGGCTGCTCCATCGCCCGTTTCTCGGACGGCGTGGAGCGGATCAAGTTCGACCACCGATTCGACCCGATGGACTCCAAGGAAGAAAAGTCACACGACGAATCGAAAGAGAAGGCCGAACGCTGCTGCTCCCATTGTAAGGCAAACCAGGAAACCCTTACCAAACTGAGTAACGACATCTACGGAGGCAAGATGGAATCTGGAAAGCCCGATTCGGCCCCCATCGAGCAGAAGGGCGAGCCCGAGAAGACCAAGCAGGGCGCGATGGCAAATATCAGGATGGAAGACGATCCAAAGGCTGTGGCCCGGTTCGCCGCGCTTGAGGACAGCGTTTCCGCGCTCAAGAAGCAGATAACCGAACGCGATCAAGCTGAGAAGTCAAAGCTTGCCGCCGATAAGGCGCTGGCTGAGGATCTCAAGGGCTACCAGATCGGAGAGAAGACCAAGGCGGCGGTCTACAAGTTCGCCGCCGAGGGTGAAGACCGGCTGAAAGCCTACGTCGAGAGCGTCAAGGAAGTCGCCATCAAGGACGGCCCGCGTTCGCTCTACGAGGCCGAGCTTGCCGGTGCGGTGAAGCTGAATGATCCCGTCATCGCCAAGTTCGGCGGAAACGATCCGGGGAAGATGGAAACCGTGGCCCGCTTCGCCGCCGATTACCGGACCCTCAAGAAGTCCCCTGCGGGCAAGGGCATGAGGATCACCGAAGAGGAGTGGATCGCCCAGGCCGTCAAGGAAGCCGAAATGGGAGGTAAGGTCTGATGGCTGCTCTATCCGCCGCAACTACCCGCCGTTACCGTAAGTGGGGCTACAGCGTCAACCAGAATTGGCGCGTGGCGAACGGCGTCACGATCTACGTGGGATCGTTCTGCATGATCCCGGGGGCGAACGCGCTCACCTCCACTAGAGGCTATGCACGGCCCTTCCAGACCGTTCAGACGGAAATCTGGATCGGCATGGCGATCGGTTCGCCGTTCAACCTGTCCACCACGAACACCATCGTGGGCGATACCTCGGCTACGCCGGTCGTGGAAGTCACGACCGAAGCCGGGCCGTTCATCCTCGAGCAGTACGCCGTTACGGGCGTGTCGGCCCAGGCTGACGTGCGCCAGTCGGTCTACGCCTCGAGCGACAACGACCTCACCTTGACGGTCGGCGCTGCGGCGGGCTCGACGGACAGGCAGGTTGGCACCGTGACTTACTGGTGGTCGTCCACCACTTGCGACGTGCTGCTCTACGGGTACCTCGCAAGCCTTCAGACTCCGGTTGTCATCTAGGAAAGGGGCTGAGACATGGCCGACCCGATTGCGATTGGTGCGCTGCTTACCCAGGGAATCCGGAGGGAATTCGCCCTGGTGTACGCGCCGAGATACAAGGGCGTCATGGACCGCATCGGCAGCGTGGTCTGGTTGGAAGCGACTTCCGACAAGATCAGCGAGCTATACGGTTTCCTGAATGCAGCCATCTATCCCGTGCGCTGGGATCCGGGGAACGTCATCGGAGCGCGGAACATCACCAGCGTTCAGTTCCGCGTGCCAAACCGGGACTTCGGCCGCAGGATCTACCTTCCCCGAAACTACGAAGACGATCAGACGGGTACGGTCTTCCAGGTGGCTCGCACGCTTGGAACCAACTGGAGCACGCTTTCCGAGCGGATCTTCTATCAGTACATCACCGGCGCAACGGACAACGACCTCTTGCCCAACAATCCGACCAGTGCGGACGGGAACGCCTTGTACCTCACGACGACGCGGTACGGATCATCCAGCGGAAACGTGGTGAGCGTGACAGGGACGACCGTCGTTCAGGACGTCATCACCGACATCTTCGCCGTCAAGCGGCGGTTGATCGAGTTCCAGAACACGGAGTCCCAGCCGTTCTGGGACATGACGGACGTGGACAGGGGCTTGACGATCTTCCACGGGTCAAGCCTCACGCAGGTCATGGAGCAGACTCGCTCTCAGATCGTAATCCCCATCGGGGCGAATACCGCGACGTCCAACGCCGGGGTTTCGAACGCGCTCCAGAACGCGAGTTTTACGCCCCAGTTCGTGAACAGCCAGAGAATCACGAACAGCTCATATTATTGCTTCATGAACGGTGTGGACACCGCGCAGCGGCCCATGTTCCGCCAAGTCAGGAAGGGCATGACCGAGGCTCAGGGCAACTGGGCGACGAGTGACCATACTCGGGACGTTGGAGAGCCCTACATCCAGTTCGACTCGCGCGAAGGCTGGGGCTCTGCTCTTGCTATCGGAACGGTGCGCGTGAGCTAGGGATACAACGAAAGGATAGAACGATGATCGAAACCACGAAGCCTCCTGCGGTGCCCACGAAGAAGCCCAAGCAGGCTACCAAGCTCTACTGGATGGGTGCGCTCCCGAAGGCCGGTGTCTTCAAGTATAAGCGCCCCAGCCTCGAGCAGACCGCGATTCTGAACACGAACACCTGTGAGGAATTCTGCTTGTTGGAGGACGCCACGGCCCAGAAGCTTTGGGATCGATGGGAGGTATGGTCGGGCAAGTGCAAGTACGCCCAGAACATCACGGTTCACGGGCATGAGTTTGTCGCGTTCTCCTGTCGTCCCGTCATGCAGAAGGGCGACAACAACGGGCAGACCACGATGATTTTCGATCCGTGGCCGGGTAGCGTGGTCAAGATGACAAGCGAGAAGCTTGCATCCATCATCGACGCGACCCAGAAGACCTTTCAGCGGGAAGAGAACGGCAAGGACGCCGAGAAAAATACAGCCCTGACGACTCGATTCCTGAATCACGATCTCACCAATTCCCGCAACAGCATCATCGACAGGACCGGCAAGAACCCACGGCTGACCGATTGCAGGACGGATTACACCGAGTTTGACGAGGAGAAGGACACGCCCTGCACGGAGTTCGTCTACATCGTGGAATTGAAGGACGCGGACCCTAAGACGAAGCCCGAGGATTACTGGACGCTCCCTAGGATCACAATGGAGCAGTTCTTTGCCAACCCTCCGAAGTCGTTGGCGGATGCTTTGAAGGCTGGGGAGCTGTCCTAGCCTGTCGCTGGGCACACTTCCCGGCTACAGGTGAGGTGAGTTACGGCAACTCCGACCAGGGCTGAGTTGTATTCGATGATCCAGAATGTGGTAGACATTCTGGAGGAGAGCCGTAAGTACGGTCAGTCGAACAGCAAGAACATCCTCGGCATGCTCACCACGCTTGAGCAGAGCATGGAGGGCGACTATCTAGACGACCTGACGGCAGCCGCTCAAAACCTCCGCAATAGCGGAGCGACGATGGTTTCCGGCGGTCAGGCCCAGGCCCTTCTTCTCCCGTTGCTTCGCCAGATGTGCAAAACCGTCATCGGGCGCGGAGACTTGAACAGCATCCCTTCGATGATGTTCGAGTGGTACAAGTACAGCTTCGACAACGGCCAGCGGGTCAATTCCAGGGTCATCACTTACGGCTCCCCGGCCACAAGCGGCACGGTCGTAGGGAACGGCCAGATCGTCAGGCTTACCCGGGACGCCTACAACTTCGCCATCGAAAGCGTAGCGATCGAGCAGAAACGTGCGCTGTGCGTGGCGGATTACCAGAACGGCACGAACAGGGGGAACGAGGTCTTTCAGCTTGTCGGGCAGACGCCTTCCCGTGACGAGCTCCAGCGAAGCGGATCGGGCGCGGAAGGCATCCTTGTGGGCAAGACCACGGATGATTCGTTGTTGTTCAACGCGTCGTGGTCCCAGTTCGGCGGTACTGCGGCTGAACCGAACGCCATTACAAACTGGACATCCTTGACGCTGGCGGGTGCGGCCCTCACCGTGAACAGCACCACGTACAACTTTGACTCAACGAATTACTTCCGGGCTGCGCCTTCTGACGGCTCGACTGCCTACGCCCTGAACATCAAGGCGTCCGCGCTACTCAGGCAGAAGCTTTCCGTGCGCGGGACGAAGCTGGACCCGAACAAGCCGTACTTGCTTGCCGTCGTCTGGAATCGTGCCGTGGGCAGCGCAAGCGGCACGCTCCTGCTCAGGATGGGCGCGGCGAATGCGAGCGTGTCGGTTGCCGCCCAGACCGGATGGATCGTCACGCTGGTCCCAGGCGCTACGCTTGGGCAATCAAATTGGTACCGCCAATTTGCCCGGGACGACATGGAAATTGATATTTCGTGGACCCGTACGGGTGGAAGTTTGTTGGTTGATGACGTGCTGTTCTTGGAAGGAACTCAGTACGAGGGCACGTTCTACTGGGCCTTGCCCGCCAGCGCGACAACCTACACGCCCTGGCGCTTGAACGACACCTACACTTGGACGGATACCACGGCGACTGATTCCAAGATCCAGCGGTGGTTACACCGGGCTGGCCTCGGATATCAACCTCACTCAAGCGGCTCTAGTGTGACTTTAGCGGACCCCTAAAAATAGGTGACCCATGCAAGCCGGTCTTTCGATCAAGAGCGATAACTTCAACGTGCCCGCGCCTGGCGCGAATTCCGATATTCTCACCACGTCGCTGACGCCGATTTACGGCGCTGCGTTTCGGATCACGGTTTGCCTCGCGACAGCCAGCGTGTTCAACGTGACGATCACCCGCAGCGGCACGACGTACACGGCGGGGTTGAATTCATCCGTGGCGCTGAATGCCGGGGATCTTTATACGTTTGTCTTCGGGGTTTCCACGTCCAACGCTTACAACTTCCAAGTCGAAACGAACGGAGTTATCCGCATCCTTCAAGTGGACGAGGTATCGTCCGGGGTGATTTAGTTATGGGCTTTCAACCCGCTCAAGGCTTGATCGGCCAGATAGACGAAACGCTGGCGATCACGGATCTTAGTGATGTAACGGCGGTAACCGGCACCGGGACTACGGTAGTATTCAGCGCATCCCCGACCTTTACAGGCACGCTGAATGCAGCGGGAATCACGGCAACCGGCGTATTCCTCGGCTCCGACGGCTCCGCAGCCGCGCCGACGTATAGTTTTTCGGCGGCTGGGGCGGATGACTGGGGGATGTTCAGGGATGCGAATAATGGTGTTGGGTTTTCCGTAAATGCTACGGAGGCTTTTGCTGTTGGGTCAGGAGGGGCGTTACTTGGGTCTGATAACTATCTAGCCTGGGGAAACGGTGCCCTTTCTTCCGGGCCAGTGTTTGATCTTTTCCTCTACCGCGAAGCCGCCGCCACTCTCCAGATGGGCGCAGACGTCAACGGCGCAGCCGTCGCCCAGACCTTCAAGGCCCACGACGGCGTCACGGGCACGGACATCGCGGGCGCGAACCTGATTCTGGCAGGCGGGCGCGGGACGGGCGCGGGGGCGGTTGGCAACCTGATCTTCCAGACCTCCACGCTGCTCGGGAGCGGGACCACGGCGCAGACGCTGGCGACGAGGTTGACGATTGACTCTTTGGCCATCACGTCTACCCTGCCGCTTATTGGCTCCGCAAGCATTGACGTTGGATCTTCCGCGATTCCATGGCGCACCGGCTACTTTGGAACGGCGCTCGTGGTGGGGACGAATCCGGCGGCCACGGGTATCGGGCGGTTCCAAAACAACACGTATCTGTACTGGCGGAACGCGGCGAACGGTGCTGACGTCCTGTGCATCGGCGTTGATGGCAGCGACCGCATCATCATCGGCAACAGCGCTACTGGGGTGTACATCCAGAGTTCGAGTTCAGGTGCAGTTGGCTTCTTCTCCACGACGCCCGTCACCGCCAAGACCGGCTGGGGCACCGCCACCGGCACGGCGACCCGCACGACGTTCGCCACCACGACGGTGACGCTGGAGCAGCTCGCGGAGCGGGTCAAGGCGCTGATTGACGATCTGCATCAGACGGCGGGATACGGGCTGCTCAGAACATGAGAACCCTCGCCGCCGTCCTGCCCCGCACATCGGCGCTCCTAGCCGCCTTGCTCCTCGTCCCCGCGTGCGCCGGGGAGCGGGAAGACAAGACGCCTTGGGAGTCTACGCCGGACGGCTTCACCGTCGTCTGGTACGATCAAGGGACGGTCTCGACGGGGCTTCTCGACAAGGCTACGCTCTACGCCGAGTTCGACGCCGCGATGCAGCTCGCCGCCGATGCGATGCTCGCGCAGTACGGAACGCCGAGGGACACGTTCCTCGCGGCG